CGTGAATTAGTTTTGACAAATCAAAATATTGGACAAGTTAGTCCAAGAGGTTTAAGAGGTGAGAGTCCTAATTTTAATAAAGAATTATCTTATAGTAGATTAACTAAAAAAAGAGAGAGTGGTTTAGATTATGGTAACGCTGTTAATGAAACGACTGGTGATACAATAATTGAAGGTAGACATGGAAATAGTTTAAGAATAGGAAGCCGTAGTAACAACCCATATGTATTTATATCAAACAAAAGATTTCCAGACAATAATTTAGAAAGTATTGGTGATGGTAGCTTAATCAGTATAACATCAAATGGTTCTTTAAGACAACACTTTAAAAATTTATTTGATGGGGATGGTAATCCAATCACATTTCAATTATCATCTGATAGTGTTGAAGGTAATACATATCCAATCGGTGATATTCAATCTGATTTAAACAATGGTGCTGAACCTGATGAAACAATTTATCAGTATGGTTCAAACAATACAGGTGAAAAAAATGAACAAGGTGAACCAATTTTTGAAGGAACTAATGCAAATCAAATGTTATTAAACTCAGATAGAATAATTTTAAATTCAAAAATTGATGATATTTTTGTTTCATCAATAAAAGATATTCATATTGGTGGTGGTAGACATATATCAATTAGTTCAGGTACAAGTTTAAATATAATATCTGAAAATGTAAACATTGGTAATCGTGAAAGAGCAAATATGGGGCCAATGGTATTGGGTGATGAATTACAAAATATCTTAGAACAAATTTTAGATTTATTTGCAACGATAAAAGTTCCAACACAATTTGGTCCAGAGACACCAATATCACCTGCAACTTCAGCAAAAGCTGAAAATGTAAAAAATGCTATTAGAAATATTTTAAGTAATAAACATTTCATAGAAAATAATTAAAAGAGGTAATTATGAAAAAGAAAAAACCAAACATAAAAACTATAATCAGAAAAATCGTTAGAGAAGAAGTTGCTATGGCAATCAAAGAAGTAATAACTGAATTGAAACAACCAACACAACAAGTTACTCAAAAACCAATACAAGAAAAGAAAAACTTTTCAAAAAATTCAATATTGAATGATGTATTGAATGAAACAGCTCAAGATGGTGAATGGAAAACATTAGGTGGTAGTGAGTTTACATCAGATAGAATGAATGAATTAGTTGGTAAACAATATGGTGATATGGTAACTAACCAAAGCCCAACCATAAGTGTTGATGGTCAAACACCAGATTTCTTAAAAAAAGATTATAGAGAGGTTTTGAAGAAAACTGAAGAAAAATCTAAAATGAAAAACGGAAGATAAGAATGGGTTTAAAGGATAAAATCTTAGATGCAAAAAGAAGAGCGGCTCTTGAAACCAATATGCCACCTATTGATACCAGTAGAAATTCTTATCTTGAGAGAGAAGCTGAGTACATAGCTGATGCTATTATAGATACATTAAGAGAGGCTAACTTTACTATAACTCAATTAAAGGCACCTGTAGTTGTTGAAAGTTTAAAAACACCTGACCAACCTGTGAATATAGAATTGGAAACTTTGTTAGGTGAATATCAACCTGTTTTAAAGGCATTGAGAAAAATAGGTGACCCACTTGGGCTTGGTAGTATAATAGATAAGTTAGAGGGTGAAATTGAAAAGGCTGTTACACCTTTATTAGAGGGTGGTGCTAAATTAGCTGGATTGGATATAGGAAAAGCGGGGGGTGGTTTAGAATCAATTGGTTATGTTTACATAGGTGAAGACCCTGACTCAATTGATGGTTTTGATGTAGAGGATGAAGATGGGCAAAGATTAAACACAACTGTTAAATTAACATTTGATGATGGTGAGGAGTTAAAATAATGGCTATAAAAGATGTATCAAGAAAACCTTATGTTCAAGATAACGATACTAATGTTAAAGTTGGTGTTGATTTACCAATTCGAAGAGACGCTGGGACAGGTGGATTTTTTGCCACTACTTCAACAACCATTGAAGCTGTAAAAAACAATATAAAAAATTTATTACAAACAGAAGAGGGTGAAAGATTTTTCCAACCAAACTTAGGAATAGGATTAAGAAAACTTTTATTTGAACACATTACAAATGAAAATTTACTTGGTGTCCAAGACGCTATATTGGATAAATTTGAGTTTTGGTTACCTTTTGTAGAAGTACGAGATATACAGGTTTTAACCGCAAATGATACAACAGACATTGAAACAAATGAAATTAGAATAAAAATATTATTTAACATTAAACAAGACCCAAACACTTTAGACGCTGTAACACTTAACTTTAGTAGTGGTGAATCTACATCTACTGAGGGTGGAACAACAGGTGGTTCTGGCGGTGGTTCAACAGGTGGTGGATATTAATTGGAGATAAAATATGCCAACATATGGTAAAGAAAATTTTAAAGAATCAAATGTAAATTATTTAAATAAAGATTTTGGAGCATTAAAACAATCATTGATGAACTATGCTAAATCTTATTTTCCAAACACATATCGTGATTTCAATGAAACATCACCTGGTATGATGTTGTTAGAAATGAATGCATATGTAGGTGATGTGTTATCATTTTACATCGACCAACAATATCGTGAGATGTTATTACCATTAGCAGAGGAGAGAAGAAACATAATTACTATGGCTAAGATGTTTGGTTACAAAGTAAAACCAATTGTTCCAGCGTATGTGGATTTAACTTTTACCTCAAATGTTGAAGTGGATAGTGGTGATGTATCTAAAGTTGACTACACTAAAGCTAGTGTATTTGACCCAGGCATTGAAGTAGTTTCATCAACAAATTCAAATACAACCTTTGTAACATTAGAGCCAATTGACTTTAAAATTGAACAAGGTGATGACAATAATATAATTGGTTCAACGTCTGATAGTGGTTTAGCTTCAACCTATACACTATCAAGAAATGTAAGAGCTGTAAGTGCAACTCAAAAAACAATTACATTTCAAATTGGAACACCTGAAAAATTTAAAACACTTACCATACCTGATACAAATGTGATTGACATTATTTCTTGTGTAGATTCAAATAATAACAATTGGTATGAAGTTGATTTCTTGGCACAAGATAAAGTTCCTATTCAAACACATTATTCAGATGATATAAATAGAGATTCAGCTTATGTTAGTTCAGATAGTTTATTATCATTAACAGCTGTTCCATATTCTTTATCATATATTGAATCTCCAAAAAGATTTACTCGTGAGACGAATCAAGACAATACAACTTCATTAGTTTTTGGTAATGGGATATTAAAAGATGGTCAACTCGTAGATGAGGGATTTATTGATACCGAACAAGTTGGTATAGTTATTCCTGGACAAACAAGTGATTTAAATCAAGCCATTGACCCATTATTGGGTGATGAGTACTCAACACTTGGTGAAACACCAAACAATACAACTCTTACAATAACTTATAGAGTTGGTGGTGGTATAAATTCAAATGTACCAGCTGGTGACTTAACAACTTTACCAACTACAATTACACCAGCTATTGATGGTGGAGCTACAATTGGTACTGTTACAAACAACAATCCAGCTCGTGGTGGTAAAGATGAAGAGGATACAATTGAAATAAAAGAAAAAGCTAGAGCATTTTTCTCAACACAAAACAGATGTGTGACAAAAGAAGATTATGAAGCTAGAGTGTTAAACATACCAGCAAAGTTTGGAAACATAGCAAAAGCATATGTGACGAGAGAAAGTCTTGAGGATACATCTAGTGATGTTGTATCAGAAACAAGTGTATATATTAATCAAGCGGAACTTAAAATTCAACAAACACTTAATTACATATATAGTGACACATTTGAAACTGCGGTTACAAATGGTGATTTAGAGGGAGCAAGACTTCCAATTGACAACGCCTTAAATGATATAGGAATAGCACCTGATATAAGTAATTTAGCGTTTGTATTACGAGAGTTAAATACAATAAATATTTATGTATTAGGTTACAATAATTCTAAACAATTAGTTGGTAATCCACACTCGACATCATTAGGTACAACAGATAATTTACCAATGACCTTAACATCAAATATAAAAAACTATTTAGAAAACTTTAGAATATTAACTGATAGCATAACAATCAATGATGGGTATATAGTAAACTTTGGTGTAATATTTGATGTAATAGCTGAAAAATATGCAAACAAACAAGAAGTTAAATTAAATTGTATACAACGAATAAAAGATTATTTTAGAATTGAAAAAATGCAATTCAATCAACCAATTTATAAAAGTCAATTAGAATTTGAACTAATGGGTGTTGAAGGAGTTCGTTCAATTGGACACGTTACTATCACACAACAAAACGACCATTTTTATGAAGATGGTGGTGAACCATTACCTTTACCAACTTATAGTTATACATTTGACCCACAAGGTGATGGTGTTGACTTAAATGATGATGGTGTTATTGATGGTGGTTTTGTCACAACTGATACCTCTGGTTATAATTTTAGATATGATTTCAAAACCGCACTTTCAGATGACAAAACAATTATAGTTCCACCAAACACATCAACACCAGCAGTTTTTGAATTAAAAAATCCAAACACAAACATAATAGGGAGAGTTAGATAATGCATCATTTTATTTTTCCAACACAAGACACTTGGATTTCAAGTGGTTCAAACACCACAACTGGTGAGTCTTTTAAAGACCAAAATTTTGGAAGAGACCAAATACTTGAAGTCAAAAAAGAATTTTTTAATAATTCATTCGACCATCAAACACGAGCATTAGTTAACTTTAGTGGAACTGAATTTACAGAGTTATCTAAGTCTGTCGCTGATGGTACAATATCATCAGACGCATCTTATTTTTTGAGACTTTATGAGGCTGAGGGTAATGCAGAAATGACTGAAGAATATAAATTAGCCATTCAGCCAATATCACAATCTTGGGTAGAGGGTACGGGTAAGTTTGGTGACAATCCAAAAAATACAAATGGATGTAGTTTTGAAAATCGTAGTAATCCAATTGGTGGAACTGCAGTGCCTTGGGCTACAGCTGGTGTATCTGTTTTAAGTGTGAGTCAATCAGAACAATCTTTTACAAACCAATCACCTGATGTTGAAGTAGATGTTACTAAAATGGTGAATATGTGGTTGAAAGGTCAAGAAGAAAATTATGGAATGTTAGTTCGTTTTAGTGGTAGTCAAGAAACTGATAGTGAAACATTCGGACATTTAAAATTCTTTTCAAGAAATACACATACAATATTTTCACCACGATTAGAAGTTCGTTGGGATGACCATCTACCTTGTACAGGTTCAAACACTGGTTCATTAACTGAATTAACAATGAGTGGATTAAGTGATAACTTTTTATATATGCAAGGATTGAGAGAAAGTTATAAAGTCGGTGAACGAGTTAAATTTAGAGTTGGTGCAAGAAAAAGATATATTCAAAAAACTTTTTCTAACTCAGTCCAAACTGTGACTGGTTCATTTATACCTGAGGGTAGTGGT